GAGTATCATCTACAGTATCATCCTCCTTTTGCTCTTCAGCACCGGGAGTCTCATCTACAGTATCATCCTCCTTTTGCTCTTCAGCACCGGGAGTCTCATCTACAGTATCATCCTCCTTTTGCTCTTCAGTACCTGGAGTATCATCCGACTTTTTATTAGAAATAATATCAGGGAAGTCTTCCTTCTTCTTAAAAAAGCTAACACGTGGCTTACTTTTGTTAATAGAATGATTACTCTTAAAATATTCATTCCATTCTTCAATAGACTTTGATTCGTAAAGTTCAATAAGCTTATAAAAGTTAATATCAGGACAAATTTTATAAAATTTCTGCTGGTACACTGTAATAAGAGGATGATAATTCTTCTCAGCACGGAATGTCTTCTTCCTCTTCTCATTCTCGATGTAAGATTCGCACTGAGCGTCATATACTTCCTTATCACGGAGATACTCATTAATGATTTCTTGGGATGTTTTCGATTTGTGACTTTTCTTGGACTTGATCGATCCCTGATGTTTCATTGACTCAATAATATCCTTAGTAGAGATTTTGTCCAAATATCCTTGAATCATGACACAGCATTTCTCGATAATCTTTTGATCGTATCCGTAAATAATAATCTTCGGAGTCGAATCAACACCATCTAGCTTGATCTTCTCGGCAGGAGAAGTTACAAAATGAATAAAGTATTTATGACCCATTTTAGAGTCATTGTCAGCAATAAACTGACGAAGGTCGTTAAAGTGATAATATTTAATCATCTGTACGTTAGGAAAGGTCCCACCATTAACGTAAGCATTAAAGCGATGTTGGTATTCATGGGTATTACGAGCTTTACGCGCTTGAGCGGACATATTAAAACGAGATATATTTATATTATCTTTATCTTATATCTATCATTACCAAATGATATCAATATAAATAGATTTTCAATTTTTTTTAATATGATTATTCATAAAAATGATAATATGAACTTGTAATTGAACAATAATCCATAGGTGTGAAATTATATTTATTTTTAATTAAAGGTATTAATGTATTACAACACATTTTATTTAAACAAATATAATGATAAACTGTATTTCCATGTGTATCTCTAATCTCTAAATTACTAATACTATATAATAAATTATATATATCTTCATAATTATGTTTACATGCTAAAATAATTGCAGTTTCATTTTTTTTATTCACACAATTAATAATTTTATTTAAAAATTTAAACAAATATTTTACAGTATCATAATACCCATTCATAGATAAAATATGTAGAAATGTATTTGAGTTTTCATCTGTGTACTTTATATCAATTAATTTATTTTCAAGTAAATAATTTATTAATTTATAATAATTTTTTTGTGCATAATAAATAATAATCTTATTATTATCTTCTAATAAATCAGGTTTTATATTTAATAAAAGTTTTAATATATCTAAACTACCATTATTTAATATATATAAAATATTATTATTATTTTCAGTTTTATAATTTAGAATATTTTCTTTATTTGTTTTTATTAAAAAATAAAAAGATCTTAGTAAATTTTTATTAATTATATCATCAATGAAATTAAATAATAAATTATTAATATTCTGACTTTCATAAATAAATTTATATAAATCAAAATTTTGAGATATTAAAATTATATATAATTTATAGAACATTGATGTGTTACTATTTTTAACAAAATATTCCATAATATTAACAGAATTAAAATTTATAATATTTTCTATTAAATCTTGTAGAATACATTTATATTTATTTTTAAAAATTATATTATTTGAATAATATTTATTAATTAAAATTTTAAATAAATTAATATTATCACATTTACTATATCCCAAAAGAATGTTATTATTAATATTTTCAAATAATAGATTAAAATTAGTATCATGATCTATATTATTTATATTTAATATATCAGATATATTATTATTTATTTTTTCATAATTATTGCTGATTAATTTAAACAAATCAGGATATAATTTATCTATATTTAAGTATAAGCACAAATATACAGGAGATCTGATAAATATAATTTTATTTAAATATTTAATTATTTCAATAATACTATTTTTAATAATTAATGAATTTTTTTTCTGTATTGACAAATAGTATAATGAATATTCTAGGATATTAATATTTGTAGTCTTAAATAATATATCTGATTGTAATATATTAACATTAAATTTTGATAAAGATTTTAGATCTAAATAATTTACCAAATCAATTATGCTATGTTTTTTTTTATTTTCTAATATTTTTAAATAATCTATTGGTAAATTAATATATGGATCTGTGTCAAACTGTTTATTATTTTCTAATAATTTAGTTAAATCATTTATAAAATTTTCATGAATATAAATTTTATTATTAAAATATAATATCTTATCTAAATTATTATCTAGTTTATCCATAAAGTTAATAATTTGAATATTATTTAAATTTATAATTTTAATATTAAAAGAATCAATAATAGTATTATCTTGATATAAATCTTCCGACTCATCAAAAATATAAATATTAAAATCTTTTTTTATAAAATCTCTATATTTTTTGTCATAAAATATACTTTTTATTAAAGATCCAGTTATCAAGAATTTTGTTGATATTAAATCTAAAAAAAGATTATTTGTTATTGAATTTATAAATTCTTGTATATATTTTAAATATTTTGAATCTCTTTTGTAAAATTTATTTATAGGATGTTCTGAATTATATATGTATTCAGGATTATTAATATCTTCAAATATTAATTTGTCATCAAACATATAATTATATAAGTTTTATAATTATATATATATTTAAATTAAATTTATTAAATTCTTTATTTCTTGTAAATATGTGTTATATCAGAATTGTCAGTAGAATAATTATATTCAATTTCTGTATCTTTTATAGGATTTGTAACCAATGGACATGAACTAAATACATGTTTAGTTAAAGTTCCAATAGAATTTTCAAAAGGTAAAATTATTGTTTTTTTTTTAAAATTACACAATACCCTTACTATTTTTTGAGCAAGATTATATTGTAAAGCATCATCTCCATAAAACCACCAATTTGATAAATATTTTAATTCATATTCATACTTATTTATATTTGATATATTTAAAAATCTTTTTCTAATTTTATTTTTAATTTTCTCTAGTAATTGAAATTCAGATTGTATTTGATGAAGTTCTCCATTAATATTACTTAATTGAATATCATGATGCATTAATACTCCATTTTCTAATATATATCTATTATTGCATGATAAAAATATAATAAAACCCATTGATATTGCTTTATGAGCAATACAATTTATTTTAATACCATTGTCTTGTAATGATAATATTTGTTCTATTAACGATAATCCTTCAAATACAGATCCACCGTTAGTATAAATATATATATTTATTTCAGAAGAATTCATTTTCTGTAAATTTAAAATATTATTATTTATACTTGCTTGATTAATTTGAGATCTAATTGATATTGTATTTGTATCATTTAAAGTTATAGTATCTGCAAACAAATAAAAAAGTACTAATATGGACATTTAAATATATATATTTTATTATTATTTAAATATAAATAATATTATTATCAATTTTTATTTTTTATTCAAATTAGTAATTCCTAAGTATTTACAAATAATTACTTTATGATTACCAGGAATAGCTATTTTACCGGATTCGTAATCACTTAAAATAGATTCTTTAATATTACATTTTGAAGCAAGAACTTTACGTGAGATTTTTTTGTTTACTCTTTCTTTTTGAATTAATTTCCCGCTAAATTTATTAACTTTTTTTTTGATTGGATTATCTTCTTCATCGGTTTTAATATAGTTAACACTTTTATTACCACCACCATCACCTTTTACTTTTTTCTGAGTTGCTCTTTTCTCTTTAACTAGTTCTTCATGTGTTTTCTTAAAAACAACTGGTTCCCAATCTTGTCCTTGCATATTATAAAATAATAATATTAAATTTTTAAAAATTAATACTAAAAAAATATTTTTTTCAATTTTTTAATCAATTAGATGTAAACTAAATGTATTTACAATGTCTCTTAATATACTGTTACAAGCTTCATCTAGTTTCTGAATAATTTCGAATTTATTTATACTTGTTGCAATATTTTTCAAATCAGAAAGTATATTGTATAATTTTAACATATTTTTTGAAAATATTCCTAAATCATCTCCAATATTATCAATTAAAGGAATTAATTCTAATATTGATTTCCCAGAAGACCATTTGTATGAAATATCAACATAACCTAATGTTAATTCCCAATAATTACTGTAATGATATATTTCTAATTTACTTTCTTCTTCCATGCAATTATTACAAACATTCTTTATTTTATCTATCATATTTTTAACACCTACTGTACAATAAATAATATTCTCATTATTTTCAATATTATTAAATATTATTTCTTCAGGTTTATTTTTAACATCTTGTAATACTACATCATATTCTCTTTCAAGTTTAGATTTATCTAGTAAAATAGATAATATAGATACAATCTCTGAATAAGTAATTTCATCATTATCTAATATTAAATTAAAAATTTCAATTAATAAAGGAGAACACTCACATTCATTTATTTGTGAGGCAGATACCCCCTTTATAGTTAATTCAGAATTATTATCAATATAATTAAATTTTTTAAGAAAGTTTTCTAACTGTAAACATCTTTTTACATTTTCATCACCATTTAGGTAATTAAAATAATCTATATTATAAGAATAATCATTTTTTAAATTTAATATTTGATTATATATATCAAAATTTACTTTATTTTTTTGGATAATATCTTTCAATGATGCTAATTCTTTTTGTTGTTTTTTAGTTAATTTTAAAGTAATTTGAGAATTATTGTTTGATGTTAAATTAATATATTTCTCAAAATAATTTACTAATTCTATATCTTTTGACAATATTAATTCAAGTTCTTTAATTTTTTCTTTAATTTTTTTATTTTCTTCATTTAAACTTTTACTTTTGATAATATTTTGAGCATTTAATAATGTATTATTAATAATACTATCCATTGTTCCTGATAATGATTGTTGCAATTTTAAATATATATTATAGTCAATATACATTTTTGATTCAATAGTTGGCATTTTTCCAAATATCATATTTCTTAAATCTTTTTCTGTATAAAATTCATATAATGGGCATAGAATAGCATGACCAAATTTATCTTGTCCTCTTCTTCCAGCTCTACCACAAATTTGCTTAAATTCATCTGGTCTTAATAATCTATGTTTATTATTTGAATATTTTTTAATATTGGTTAAAATAATAGATCTTACAGGCATATTTATACCGACTGAAAATGTTTCAGTTGCAATTAAAAGTTTTATGAATCCATTTTTAAACATTATTTCTATTATTTCTTTAAAAATTGGTAATAATCCAGAATGATGAAAGCATATTCCTTTGCAAATTAATTTATGTAAAGTGGAATAAATAGGTAATTTTTCATAAATATCTTTAAATGATGATATTCTCTTTGTAAACTCATTTGAAGCTAATGAAGATTCTTTACTAGTTAATAATGAATTGGTAATACTTTGAGCAATAGATTCACATTTTTGTTTTGAAAATACAAACATAATTGTTTGAAATAAATTATTATTTTTACAATATTCAACAATAGAATTTATCATATTATTTTTATAATTTTTTTTTATTGATTTTAAATATGAATCATAATTTTTTTTTGAATTCATATAATTATTAGAATTAAACTCATTATTAGAATTACATATTATAGAAGAATTTAAACCATCATAAATATAATATGTTAATGGCACGGGTCTCTTATCCTTTTTGACAACAACTATATTTTTCTCTTTAATTTTCCCAATCCATTCTGCAAATTTTTCAGGTTTATTTATTGTTGCTGATAACATTACTAGTTGAATATCTCTATCAAGTAAAGTTATAGTTTCTTCCCATACATGACCTCTATCATCATCATTAATATAGTGAACTTCGTCCATGATAACACATTTAATTTCATCTATAAAATCACTTGTAATAATATTATCTTTATTTATAGAGCCATTTTTTAATTTATATAAAGAATTATTCAAAATCTCTGCTGTTGCAATAAGTACTTGACTATCAACATTTTCCTTATTGTCTCCTGTTAATATACCTGGTATAATATTATAAGGTTTTAGTAATTGTTTAAATTCATTAAACTTTTCATTCGATAGTGATTTTATAGGTGTTGTAAATATAACTTTATTTCCATCTAAAATATGTTTTATAATTGCATATTCGGCAACTGTTGTTTTTCCAGATGCTGTTGGTGCACATACAAGAATATTTTTATTATTATTAATACCATGAAAAGCAAATTTTTGAAAATCATCCCATTCATAACCTCTATTTGGTATTACAAAATTATTATCTTTTAAATCGCATTTTCCATCGTTTATTTCAACAAAATTCATATAATAAAATATTAATAAGAAATATTAGTAATATATTTATGTATAATTAAATCAATTTTATTATATAATAAATTATCATGTATAACAAATTTTTTTTTAAGATAATTATATATAATGTCCAATATTAATAATGGAATGTTAACAAAAATATGGGGTCCTCATTTATGGGAATCTCTTAATTCAATTGTTTTTGGTTATCCTGTAAATCCAACTCAAGAACAAAAAAATAATTATAAAAAATGGTTAATTGGGATTGAACATATTTTACCTTGTAAATATTGTAGAGAATCATATTCTAAATTTATTAGATCAGGATATTCTGAATTAACAGATGAATCAATGAAAAATAGGGATAATTTATGCAAATGGATTTATAATATTCATAATAGAATAAATGAAAAATTAGGAGTAGATTATAAGTTATCTTACGACGAGTTCATATGTAAATATGAATCACAAAGAGCTAAATGTGTGAGTAAAGATAATGGTTGTACAATGCCTGTAGATTTAAAAGCTGAATCATATATAAAAGCTGAAATAAGACATGCTCCTGTAATAGATTATGAATTATGTAAAAAATTTTCTAATTATGCAAAATTAAGAGGATTAAATAATTTTGATATATTTTTAGAAAAATATAATAGTATATTTGTAAATAATGAAGATAGATTAAAAAGAGATATTTCTTGTTTTAAAATTATAAAATATATGAGAAAAAATTCTATTGATTGTACTGAATCTTCAGGAGAATTTTATAAATTACCAACTATACATGAATTAATATTATTAAGTATGAGATGTACAAATATTAGTTTACATTATATTAATGAAATTATTAGTAGGTTATAAATAAATTACTCTGAAAAATTATTATTAAAAATATTTGTATATTTTGATTTAGTATATAATTGATTATTATATATTATATCTTTCTTTACCCATTCGAGTTTTGTTATAGGACAAATTTTATGAGTATTATTATTTTCATTAATTTTTAATTTATTATTCAATTTACTATTCCAATCTTTCAAGCATTTTTGAAATACAGCATGATTTGATTGGGATATTTCTATTGGTCCAGAATTATTTTCATAAAAACTCTTTTTACAAATAGGACATTCTTTATTTTTTATATCTAATTCCCAAAATACATTTAAATTAGAATCTTTTACTTTAATTTGAATTTTATTATCGACCATATTAAATTTTTTTCACCTATTATTAATTAATTTAAAAATATTTAATTATCAATTTTTTTTTTATCACAAATAAATTTATTATTATAATTAATATTAAAATAATTAGTAAATATATTTTTTTCATTTTGTTTTATATTATTATTAAAACATATATATCCTACAATATTATTATTATTAATATTATAATAACTTATAGCTCCAAAAATAAAGTTATTATTACTTGTAAATATAGAATATTCTTTCTTATTTTCAATACGCTCTTGCATTAAATATTTTACAATATATAAATTACATAAATTAGTATTTAGTAAAACAAATAACTTTTTATTTATTGTTTTTGTATATACATTTTTCATTTGAAAATATAAATTATTAATATCCAGAATTTTACATGGTAAATGATTGGTTATTAATGATAGACCACAACCTGCAGCATTCCGGTGACCTCCACCCAAAAAATACTCTGCTATTTTACTAACATCAGTTCTATCCAAATCTGATCTTAAAGAAAATCCAGTATTATTTTCAAGTGTATTATGTGTATAAATGGCAGAAAAATTTATATTTGGAAATTTTTTTAATAAATTATTTCCTATTTCATTTTTTAAAATATCAGAATTAACATGTGATACGAAATAATATTTATTATTTATTTCCATAAAATAATTTATTGCCTTTTTACTAATTGTATTAATATAATTATTGTTTTGAATAACCATTCCTTTTCCATAAGGAAATACAGTAGATTCAATATATTCATTATCTAAAAATTTTTTGTATTCTTCAAATTTATAATCAATTGTTTTAATAAAATACGTAAATTCTTCTGTGTTGGGTAACTTTTTCAACCATAAATCATTATCTTCAACATATTCAATAAATTTAGGTACACTAGAATTAGGAAAGAAATATTTCCATGTTATAAAAGCTCCACAATGATTCATATCAAAAACTTTATATTTATCATCTATATCTTTTAATTCAATTAAAGCACTTTTATGATGATCAAGGATTAATAATTTTTTTGTATCATTTATTAATTGTTTTATAATTATATTTTTGAAAGAAAAATCACAAATTAAAACATTTTTATTTCTTAAATCTGGAGGTTTATCAAGGTATGATACCGGAATAAATCTAACATTATTTTTAAATAAATTATTTATACTTATAAAATACCAGCAACAAAAAGCAGATGTAAAACCATCTATACAATTGGAATGATATAAAACTACATTTATTTCTGTTGGTTGTAGTAGTTTACTTTCAAAATTATAATTGTTCATTAATTATTAATATTATAAAATTATTTTACTATTTATGTATTATTTTAATAACAAATCATATAAAAATACTTTAATATATTTTATTATTTTAATTTATAATGTCATATACACAAAATGATTTAATAGATATAACAATGAATAAATTAGAAAATATTAGTAATAAAAATAATATAAATGTTGTAAAACCTATAATAGAATTTAAAAATCATAAAACACATTTTAATAATTTTATTAATGTATGTGAATCATTTAATAGAGGTAATGATGGAGACATAAAACATCTACAAAGTTTTTTTGAAAAAGAAACAAATATGAAATCATCATTTGATATTAAAAATAATTTATTAATTTATGGAAATATTCGTATAAATAAAATTCAAGAAATAATTAAAAACTATTTTAATTTATTTATAAAATGTAAAACTTGTAATTCTCCACATACAATTGTAATTAAAAAAAATAGAAATTTTTTTCAAAAGTGTAATAAATGCAAAAATGAATCATATTGTTTAAAAGATTATTAAGTAAATGTATCTTTCTGATATGCTTCTTTGATTTGTTCAAAAGTTTTTTTATATTTTTCTAACTTTTCAGAATATTTAACTATTTGATCTTTAAATTGTGTATTTTCAAATTCATTTACCCATTCACCACATTGTTTTAAAATATCATCTTTTTTTAATTTAAAATGTTCAATAATAATTTCTTTAAATTGAGAATAAATATTTGGATCGACTAGAAAATCTCTAATTGTTGATTGCATTGTATATAATCGAATATTAAAATTATACTTTATACTGGCTTCTCTACCATATTTTGTATTAATTGAAGATTCATATCCAGGTTCACAAAAATAGGGTTCTTCTATTAATATTTGCCCCAATATAGAAATTACTACTTGATATAATGTAGATTCTTTGGGAATCCATAATTCACTTTTATCAGGTGATGGGCCAATATATGTATTTAGTATTGAAATACATACTTTTCCTGAATCATACAAATTAGGACTTAATCTATTTCCTCCTGTATTCTTAAACCAAAAATCTGGAGGAATTTTAGGAAAATCAGATGACATAAATGCATCAAATATAAAACAACCATTTTGATAAGGAGTATCTATGGGTCCTGTTATTAAATATTGTTGTTTATTAGGTTGTGCTTTATCTATAGCAACACATATAGTTGCATTATAATCAATTGGTAATGAATCAGATAAAGTAGGAATTTCACTAGATAATCTTTTAAAGCAATGTTTATAATTATCTTCTGAATTTATTTTTTTGGTATAATAATATTCTGAATCTGAAAATATACAATATTTAATTTTATATTTTGACATTGATTTTATATATTCTGATTCTTTTGTAGATATTTGTTGTTCTGTCTTGGGTTCTTTATCTTCAGATGATGAATCTAAAATATAATTATAGTTATTATATATCATAGTCCATAATTCATATATTACTAGCGCAGTTTCATTTGTATCATCTAGTTGTAAAGAATCAACCGCATATTTATAAATTTTAATTATAATATCGTGCAAATTTCTATTATTAACATCCATTTTTAAAAGATATATACTATCTTTTTGGGCAAATAACTTTATAATTTCAAAGTAAATTTTATAAGTAATAAAATTTTTACTTATATGCATAAATGATGCCATTTCAAGCTGATCAATTAAATATTTTACAATTATAGAATTTTCCAATAATTTTATTATCTGGGGAGATAATTCAATATTTTGTATACAGGTTAATAATTGACTAAAAATATCTAAGATTACATTATTTCTTTCTTCTTGTAACTTTGTATATTCTTCAGGATCCCATGATGATAATCCTTTATGACCATATCCAGTACCAGATTTCCAAAAATTATTATTTTTATCAGTATTGTTAGTATTAACACAAAAATCTGATATTTTTTTTAAATTTAAATTCTTATCTATTTCATCAATATAATTAACAGAAGTAATACTTGATAAATTACATAAAATATCCTGAATTTTTAAATAATTTTTTAATTCATTATCTTCTAAATTTGATTCTAATTTTAAATTTATACTTGCAAAGTTATCCAAAATATTATAAATATGATCAATTATTTTAATATAAGATGTATTTGGTATCCAATAATCTAAACTTAGAATTTTAGTATTTGCTAATCTCATTGATAATGAATTACTTAAATGTGGTTTATATACTTTAATTTTGGGGGGTATATTTGGATAATTAATTTTATCAATAATAAATTTAACATTAATATAATTATATGATGATTTTTTATTCAATAATAATAATTCTTCATTCAATTTATTTGAATTAAAATTAATAAAATTAATATCCCATTCATACGGATTATTGTTAAATATTGAAATACTTCCATAATTTTTATTTTTAAAATGTTTAAATAATGTAATATATTCTCTTATCAATAATGATTTAGCTTCATGGGATATTCCATGATTTTCAACATTATGAATTAATTTTTTAAAATAATTTTCTTCTTTTTCAAATAATATATCATCATTTTTATTATCAAAAATATTATCTATTTTAACTACAGTATTATTAATAAAATATTTTTTTGCAATCTTATTAAACTTTTCTAATAATTTTTCAATAGATGGATTTTTTAGTATACTATAATGATTGAGTCTATTTAACCATACATCATTTGCAGAATTTTGGTGTATAAAAACATAATGTTTATTAGTATTATCAATCTTTAAAATTTTAAAATCAACACCATTGTACTTAAATATATAATAATTGTTTATTTCATTGAGTTCAATACTACCCGTGTTAAATGATGATTTAATCATATAAAAAATATTATAAGGAAGTATAAGAATTTATTTAATATAATAAAATATCAATTTTTTCGTTTAAAATAATTATAAAATTATCAGTACCTAAAAATTTTTTATCTATAATTATAATATACAAATGTTAGATAACGAAATAGAAATAGCTCTTAACGAACTTACTGAAAACGAACTCAACTTTCAAGTAATTGAAGGCACTGAACTTGTCGGCGGCGCCAAAAAAAGACGCGGTGGCAAAAAATCCAAATCCAAATCTAAATCGAAACGCAAAGCCGGTTCCAAAAAAAAGAAATCCAAATCCAAATCTAAATCCAAACGTAAACAAAGCCGTGCCAGAAAATCGAAATCCAAAGCTGCCAAAGCCGCCAAACCAGCCAAAAAATCGAAATCCAAATCGAAACGCAAAGCCGGTTCCAAAAAAAAACGTGGCTCAAAACGCAAACACTAAATTAATTAACTAATTAATTATTATTAATTATTATTAATTATTATTTATTATTAATAAATATATTAAATATATTAATATATTTATTTTTAAAATTGAATTAATGAATGATATTTATTTTTTTTTTATTTTTATATTTGATGATTTATTTTCTAAATTATTCATATCATATTCTAAAATATCATCACTACTACTATCATTATTTTGATTGTCTTCAGAGTTTTGATTATCTTCATTTTTTTCTTTATTACTTTTTTCATCATTTTTTTCATTATTTGATTTAGAATTATACATTAAAAATAAAAATTTTGGAAGTTCTAATAATTTATTATAAATGCATAGTCTATACGATGGATATAATGTATTTTCAAAATATGATATACTTTTTTTAAAATTAATTATAATATCAGAATTATTATATTTTTTTACTATTTTTTTTATAATATTACATATTACAATTGGAAATGTTGTTGTTTGAGAATTATCACTTTTTAGAAGTAATAGATCTAAACAAAATATAAATGATATGATATTTGTAATGTAAAATAAAATACCTTTAAAACACGTATTATTAATTGATATAATCATGTAAATAAAACAACAAGACAGCCAATTATTGATAATTTCTAAATTATTATTTTCTTTATCATCTAAAAATAATAATGTTTTTACTATTGTATATAAACAAGATATTAATGGAATATAATTAATTATTAATATTCCAGACAATAAAAATATTAAAGGAATTAATACTAATTTAAATAAAAAATATATTATAATATGTGTCGACTTTAATTCATTTATTTTATTACTTAATTTATTTATAAACATAATATTATATATATTTTATTTTATTTAAATACTTTTTATTAAAATGTTATATAATAATATATCTAAATTACAAAATTCAATTGTATAATTTTTTTTATTTAATATATCATTATTTTTATTTAAAATAGAATATATTTTATTATCAATAATAATATCTTTTTGGGTAATTAAAATATTTAAGAGTAAATATTTAACAAATATTTTTCTATAATCAATAAAACTAATATTATTTTTTTTTAATAATATAAAAAACTCTGAATTATTATCAATTTTAATATTTTCTTTATAATTAAAATCTTTTGGTATTTTTGTTAAATAATCTAAATTTAGATTTTTTGAATTATTTTTATCTTTTCTAGTAAGTTTAATATCATTATTAATAATAATTTCATAATTTTTCTTTTTTTCTTCAATATATTGTTTTTCTTCAATAGTATTTATTTTTTTTTCTAATTCTTTATTTTTTTTTTCTAAATTGTCAATATATTTTTCTATATGTGTTGAAAAATAATATTTATTAGGACAAATTAATAAATTTTTAATACATTTTGTATTTAATGCTAATCCTTTATTTAAAATAAAATTTACAATTGTAATATTGCCATAAAAACAAATATTTTCTAGACATTCTATAGTTATATTTAATTTATTTTCACTCACAATTTTTTTAAAATCAGATATACTTGTAATATTTTTACATAATATTTCAAACGAAGTTTGAGACATTTTTATCAAATGTTTATAAGGATAAAATTTATATTGTGAACATACATAAATATAATCATCTTTAAATTTTATATTATATTTCTCAATATTATCAATTTCTAATTTTTTTTTGGTTAATGTTAAAACATGATCATATGTAAGTATACATCCATTCAAAACTAATTTATTAATAATTTTATTATAATTGTTATTATGATATAATTTTAAATTAGTAATATATATACCTAATGTATCATTTGTAGGTTTTATATTATTATTTAGTATATATTCTATAATATCATCTTTAGTATATTGACAAGAAATATTTAAATAATCGTAATTTAAAATATTCTTATCATAATTTAGTTTCTGAATAAATGATAAATTTTTATACATAATTGAATTTGTAATTATACTTTCTGGTATTTTTATTTTATTCTCAATAAAGTATTCAACCAAAAATTCATAAGAATCTATTTGACTTTCTAAATATTTTATATTATCTTCACAAATATTTATTTTTTTTTTTTGAAATTTATCTAAAAAATTTTTTTTATCATAGTTATATCTTGAATTTGTATAATAGGTTTTATAAAAACAACTGCAAAATATTTTACCATCTATTGTTTCTTTTTCCAAAATATAATCAATTATTTTTTTATGCATTTTATTTGAAATTATAAAATAAATTAATTCAACACTCAATGAATCTAAATAATTATCAAGTAAATATTTATTAATTTCGAATATTTTATCAATAAAATCTTCACCAACAGTTTTAGTAGAAATTGTTTTGTCAATTATTTTTTCGTTATTATAAATTTCTCTTAGAAATAATTCATAATTTATAGTTGATCTATATGGAATAATGTAAATATAAATTAAAATTTTATTTAATATATTTTTCTCAAGAATAAAATTATTACTAAATAACTTGTGCAAATTATTTATATTTATCTTTATTTGAGATATTTTATAACGAGATGAATGGATATTAATTAATTCATTTTGCTCTAATAATTCTGCATAAGATTTATCAATATCGCAATTTATATTTTTTTCACCCATATATTTACTTATTTTACTAAACTTTAACTAAATTATAAATAAAATTATTAAGATTTCTAAAACTAATTTTTTCAATATTATTTTTCAAAATATACTTTAATTTATCATTCAAATAAATTTTATTTTGTTTTAATAATTTATTTTTTAAAATATACTTTATTAGTATATTTCTAAATCCAATAAAAGATAAATCTGATGAAATATCTAACTCTTTTAATATTTTTGAATTCCAATTCAATTTATTATTATATTCAAATGTATTGGGAATAACTTTTAATTTAAAATCTTCAACTGGATCTTCAATAGATAATTTATCTATTTTACATTCAATATTATCTTTGATTAAAAAATCATCACTTATAAAATCTGTTTTTTTCTTTTTGGAAGGATTTAAATTTGATAATTTATTTTTCAATTCTATATTTTCTTTCCTTAACATTTCCAATTCATCTTGTTCTTTTTTATATATATATGCATAATTATCTATTAAATTTAAAACATATTGCTTGGATATATTAGATTTTATTATATTTATTAAACATCTATGATTGCAGTTTATTTCTGAATTATATAAAATATAATTAATTATAGGTGCATTAGTTTTTATTGTACATGCATTTTCTAAACATTTTTGAGTTAATTTTAAATTAGGATTGTTTTCTAATATTTTTTTCAAGTGACTAATACTTCTATCTTTACTACATTCAATTTCAAGGCTTTTCGTTGTGTGTTTTATATGTTTATCATAAGGGAAAAAATTGTAGTCTGAACATACTTCTACAAAATTTTCTTCAAATTTAATATTATATTTTTCAAAATCAGATAATTCAATTCTTAATTTTGTTAAATTAAGAATATTGTCATATGTGAGATAACAACCATAAAATACCAATTTTTCAATACATGAAATAATTTTAAATTTATTTGAATCGTGGATATACTCTGAATAGTAATTGTTATGAATTAAATTTGAACATAATTTAATATATTTTTTTTTTAACGCTTTCATTAAAACATTTATAGCATCGTCTATATTTTTAATATTAAAATTTAACAAATATTCAATTAAATCATAATTTAGATATTCACAAGTTTTAAACAATATTTTTTCATTTATAAAATTATAATTCAAATCATTTAAATCCATAATTCTTTTAAATATTTCCGGTGTACATGTTGAAACAATATTTAGTAATATATCTTCTGAAACTATTCCATCATTATTTTTTTTAAAGTATTTAAATAATATTTTCTCAGTGTGTAAAATATATGAACATGAATTCAATATATCTTCATCCGTGAATAATATTTTATTATATTCAATATCATATTCTTTATTTTCAAATCTATTATTAATAATATCATCGTAAAATACTCTAAATTTAAAATTTAGGTATTTAATTGGTACATTTAAACAAGAAATAATTTTTAATCTAATTTTATATTGCGATGAAAAATTTTTTTTATAAATACCTAATTTTTTATTCTTTAAAATATATCCTAAAATATTCATGTTAATATCATCAAGATAATTATTTATAAAATAGATAGCAAAATTTGTATAATAATTAGCATTAAAATTTGGTTCTCTGTAATTCATAAACGGTATGACAAATATAAACATTAATATTTTATTTAGTTCTTTTTTTTCAGGAAATTCAAAATCATTTCCACATAATTTTAATAATAATTCAAATACTATATTATGTTCTTCAAGAACATAATAGGTTAAACTATTTTTTCCTACATACTTATTTATATAATTGCATAATCTTGTATAGTCAGATTGTAGTTCAATAAAATCAGGCATTTTAAAATAATATTGGTTAAAAAAAATAGATAAGGAATAATTTTATTTTTTTTCAATTTTTTCCTCTTTTTTTTGTTCTGGATATATTTTCTCAAAGGGTGAAAAATATTTACAATTAAAATAAAAACCGTAAATACATATTATAAACATAATAATACAGTAAGAAATAGCTATATATAATGGGATTTTTGTTTTACATTCATTAATTATATTATTATTATTAAAATTACTACAATTTAATGTATGATTCATCTTTTTTTTTTTATTATTTTACATAAAATTAAAAAAAAATCAATTTTTTTTCTCCCACTTTTCTGTATTAAGATTATATCGAGAATTACAATAATCACCTGCAGTTTTATTTTTAAAATCAAGTCCAATAAATTTATAATATTCTTCTAAAGTTCTATATTTACCCATTCCATACTTATCTAAATTTAGTTTAAACTCTTTAGGAACTTGTTTTAAAGTTACAATTCCTAATAAATATTTCATTCGATTTTTTCCTCCATATTTTATGTTATCTACAATACCTCCTTTATTATCATCCCAAAATAAAACTCTATCTTCAAAACCCTTATCATTTAATTTTTTATTTTCATTATATAAATGAAAACATACATTACTTTTTGGTGCTATTAATGTATAACCATGTGTCCATAATCTTGCTGATAATAACAATTCTTCTCCTTCAAAAACATATGTTAACCACGGATCATAAGGAACATCTTTTAAAAAATCAGATCTTAAAAACATCATTCCACCGGCAACATGGGGAATAACTAGTGGGAATTTTTTAAAATCATCTGTTTCGTATGCTCCACCTCTAATTATATTTTCAGCGTTTAGATTGGATTTACATGTATATGGTAAAGTATCATTAATATTATCTGGAATTTTTTCTTCTTTATTATAATTTGCTTTTGGAAAATAACTTAAAACAACTTTTCCATTAGTTTTTTTTTTTTTTGGAATTATTCTTTCACCATGTAAAACAGAATCAATACAAATTTGATCCCAATTTTTAATAAATTGTGTATGACTATCTATTTGAAAATAAAAAGTTTCTTTATTCCATAATTTTGATGCCATATATCTAGCATAAGTTGGACCCATAGCGTCATAATAAGGCAATCTCATAATTCTAATATTTTGTATTGGAATATTATGTCTATTTCTTTTTAATAATTCTTCTAAACAATCAGAATCATTAGAATTATTTTGCTGGCAAATACCTATAAATATTTTTTCAGGATTTTTTGCGTTTTTATATAAATTCAATATTGTATTTGGACACTCTGTATCCCTATAAGAAGCAATTGAAACAAATATAGAATTATTTTGTAATGGTGTAGGTATAAAATTTTCACATTTACTTGTGCTTATACTTGTTAAACATATAAATAAAACTGCTAGAAATATTAGTATTCTTTTCATTATATATTAATATAATAATAAATTATTATATTAACATGGTAATATTTTATTTTTATAAAAATTATATTTATTGGATCATTCCATGCAGTTCTACTCCATTAATTGCTCCCATTCTATCTTTGGTAGATCTTTTTTGATAAATATATTTATCATCTTTATGTACAATATTATATTGTAGTAACCATTCATATTCGTGTTGCTTTGTAGACAAAAATGTGTCATTAATCGTATTCAACGTAAATTTAGGGTCCCAAGAGTTAATTTTATTAATTTCTTCAATAAAGAATTTTATTATTTTAGAAGTATTATCAGATAACGATTGTTTTTCTTCTTTTTTTGTTTCTTTATCTTTAGATGATTGTGTTATTTTTGAAATTTCATGAATAAAATTTTTTAAAGCTAAACAAAAAATATTAACTAATTTTTCTCCTTCTTCCAATTCTTGTTCATTATTTAAAGGTATTAAAATTTTTCCGGTTACCAAATTTAGTTCATTATCTAAAGAATTTATAAATGTATTTATTTCGTGGTTATTTATAAATTCGGTTATTTCCGATGAAGACTTATTTAGACTTTCGGAATATTGTCTTGATAATTCTT